CCAAAGGTATATGGAACTGCCATGTTAGAACCTCACTCTTAATTCGTGTTCGTATTCGAACCCATTGATTACAAAATTTGCACCCGTTGATGTAACGGTCATGCCCAAATACTTACCCCATTGTTTTGCGTCAGTCTTGTATAGGGTATACCCGCCACCACCATACCAAGTGATTACAGTAGAACTGTTGTTCACCCAAGAAATCACATTACTCAGATTATTAATCCAAGTGACTAATTCTCCAAGTAGAACAGGAGTGCTAGAACCCTGCTCAGAGTCAACTGTGACCGTCAACTGAGAAGCATTGGTCAAGGTAGCTTCAATGCCCACCTTCAAGGCTTGCTTGGTGCGAATCGGGTCTTTCATCGGATTCAGGGAAGTCTGAACATAACTTGCTATGTTAGAAGTCGAATCCGAATACAACCGCACACAAGAGTTGCCGTTTGAGCCGTAGAGGTTAATCTTGCCACCAAGAGGCGCAGAGGTGATGTAAGCCAAGTCGCTACTAGCGCTAGTGAAAAACCACTTTTTCTCAAAAAATATGGCTTGGATATATCGACTAGAGCTAGAAGTGCCAAGTCCACCCGTATATTTGAAATTGAAGGCAGCGCACAGAATGTTGTTTAATAAAACCTGACCCGCATAGACGGGAAAGTCAAAATCAATGTAGGGGAAAACCCCATCAAGAGAGTCTGAGATTTTGGTTGTTGTAGAACCTACTAAGGCGTAAATGCCGTAGTTGTTCATAAACAAAACAGACCTGAAATAAGGGTAAATGGCGTATGGCAACTTAGAGCCAACAGACGCACTCACGTTTGTATTGGTAAACAGCGTTGTGCCAGCATTTGTAACCCGAACATCTGAGAAGACGTTGATAGAGTCATCTCCAAAGATGTAGAGAAAGTTGTTAGCCGACAAGAGCTGAGTAATGTTGCCGTGCAAGGTTGCGTCAGTCAGGGTGACCACACCAGCAGAGATGCTCGTAAAGTCGCTATACGACCCCGCAGCCGAATAGGTGACTGTGCGTCCATTGGCTATCCAAACACGACCTGAGAACGACTGTATGCCGACTACTGGCTCAGTATTGATGATTGCTTTAGCTGTGGCGTTAGTTCCACCACCACCCGCTATGGTTACCGTGATGTTGGAAGCATTGGTGTATCCACTACCGACATTGGTCATCACGACTTGGGTAACGATGCCACCAGAAACAATGCCCTGACCAGCAGCATTAACACCACCGCCACCAGCGATAGTGACAGTCAGGTTAGACGCATTGGTATAACCCGTGCCACCAGCAGTCACTAAGACTGAGACTGTTCCCGTTGCAAAAGTAGTAATCCCTGATACCGCATTAGCACCAGAACCACCGCCACCATTAAAAGTGACCGTAGGAGAGCTTGTATAGCCTGTTCCCGCCTCTGTAATCGTGATAGAGGACACAGCATTAGCCGTTATAGTTGCCACAGCCGTAGCCTGTACGCCATTAGCCGAGTTAGGGGCTGAGATGATGACTGCTGGCGCAGAAGTGTAAGCAGAGCCACCCTGAACAATGCCAATCTGTCCAACAGCGCCAATGAAGATGAGGTTTGTGCCATCCCAAGTGAAATAACCCTTTGCAGAGTCACCAATCAGGATGCGGTCATTCTTCCATTGGGAAATGTTGACCCCTGATGCGCTAAATGTTCCAGAAGAAGCAATAGTGCCTCTAACATTTGTGTCCAAGCGCACATACTCAGCCGAGCCATTTGCCTGAAATGCAACCAAATAATTAACCAAGCCGATGTTGGCTGAACAGTAAAAACTAACTGTATTGGTAAAGGTGACGCTACCTACATTGGAATAAGTTGGCGTAATCTTAATATTGCCATAGCCAATAGGCATAGCGTTCTCAAGCCAAGAAAACTCGGAATCGTCAATAGCCGTTCTGTTCGCCTTGGTGTTTACACCCTTGAACTGTTTGACAACCTCGTAGGATTTTTTTTGCTCTGCGGCTGCCATATCTTAGAACGGTGTGGAGTACGGGGTTGGTATCCTTCTTGTAAACACAGATACCAATACCGATTGAGTTTTTTGCTTGTACTGCTGCAAATAGATTTCAGCCTCACCAAACGACTGCTCGTAGTATTTGGCAAGATGAGCCGCATAGAACTGAACAACAGTATCGTATGGGTCATTGATAGTATCTGTATCGGTCAAATTGACCATAGCAGTTGGCAGAATAACCGTGTCCAAGTCAATTACATAGGCTTGGTCTGGTACTGGTCCGACATAAATTTGAGATTGACCATAAATGCTAAAGCAAATAGGTCGCTGAACATTGTTCTGCCAATAACGCAATTGAGCATTAAAGTCAGTCCAAGGTAAATACCGTAATGGGATTCTTGAGTTTCCCCAATACAAATTGATATTCAAAACATCAAGCGTCAACAATCCTGAAGGCAAGGCAGCGTAGTTAATGACCTCACATGGTCCTGCATACTGCAAAGTAGCCGTGCCATCTGTAAAAGATGTTGTTGGTGGGTAGACGTAAGTTGCTGATGGATAGGGCGGCGCGGTCGAACCAAGCACACCACCAGTTACAACTTTGTAAATATAGATGTTAGAGAAAACATAGTCATTGGTAGCAACGGTTAATCCGCTAGACCAAATGACTGGGGTTGCTCCACCCGATACGGGAGTGCAAGGAGTTTGCGATACTTGAACAGTTCTCAGACACCCTGTGTCGCGCACGACACGCTCACGCGCACTATTGATGTAGCCTATTAGCTGGTCATTAGTGTAGAAGTTAGCTTGCGCGTCATGCAACAAGTATCTAACTTGCGTGAGATAGCCTTGGAGTGTTTGAGCCATGCGTTATCCATCGTGTTCAGAGTTGACTTTTCCCCCTACCTTCTTAGAAGGCAGAGGTACTCTTTCAACCACCGGGGATAACAAGTGGCTTTTCACAGGCGGTCTGTCAGAGATTTCAAATTTAGACAAGATTTTCAAACCTTCAGGAATGTCGTTTCTTGTTTGAATTAGCGACAACCTCGCCATGTAATTTTCTTTATTTGGGTCACCATGACCAAATATGTGACAAACGGCATCTTCTGGAGCTTCCACCGTTTCCCCCACAGGGAAGGTATACGGTTTGAACTCGTAGTTAAATGTTATGGGTTTTTCCCACTTGTTTGTCACATATAGGGTTTGCATGGATTAGAAGCTCACGACATCGCCATAAACGCAAATATCAACAGTATTGCCGTTGTTGGCAATAGCATTGACGTTCACAAATAGGCATTGAGTTACGTTACCGGGAACTACGTTACTTGTGAAGGGTGCTGCCGCATTGATGTCAACATAACGACCAACCGTGCTGAGCGCTGTTAGTACGGTGTTTGCCGTAACTAAGTTTGCACCATCACTTGTAGTTGAAATGCTGACGTTAGCATTAGACACATTACCAGAGGAATTTTGAAACGTAACTCTACGAACAATGATTCCTCCAGAATTGGCTACCCCTCCACCGTTGGTCAAGCCACCGCTAAGAATAGGAATGGTAACAACTCCGTTACCAGTCGTGTTCAAAGTAGTAGCTCTTACAACGCCAATACGACCATTACTAAAACTGTCTAGGTTTAGTTGACCGACTGCATCTGGATTAGCCATATAGTCTCCTTAACTGACGTAGGTGCTACCGACTGCTTGACCACCATTAGTGGCTAACAGAGTAACAGTATCGGCAGTTTGCGTAGACTTAGCGTATACGTTCACACCATCAGAGATGATAACGCCACCCACGTTGGCTGCCGAGACAGTCACGTTGGATGAACCGTTATAGGCAATCACAGAAGTGTTTGCTTGTGGGAACATGATATACACACCAGCAGGAATAACAGTACCGTTGCCGGTGCTAGTAGACGTGATGGTTGTGGTTAAGAAATACGCGCCAGCCGTGTTGGTTTGCGCTGCGGCAAGAATGATTTTATTGGTGCTTAATGACATGGTTTATTGCTCCTTATAGTGACAAAGAGTTGTAACCAGACACTACTGCCATAGATTTTGGCTTGGTCGAAACCATTTCCGCAATCATCAAAACAGCACCGACATAACCGATTTGCCAGTTTGGAAGTGTGGACTCGAATCCTGTAAACACAAACGAACCTTGCTCATGGACATAGAGCGAGAGATAGTTAGTGTTTAGGAAGTACACAGTACCTTCTGGACAGTATGGGTCTGGATAGATTGGAACACCAGCAACCATCAAAGCGCGGAAAGCAGCTTGAGGACCGTTAGCATCACCATCAAAACCGCCACCGGGTGTGATTACATACTGCTCTTGACCAACAAAGTCTTGAGCAAGTAATGTCCAAGTACCAAATCCGCAAACACCAAAAGAAGGCACTTCAGCACCGTTCTTCACAGTACCAGAGATGTACTGCAAGATGTTTTGACGAGTTGGGTTGACGTTACCGGCTGAGTAAGCCTTTGACTGCCACCAAGTGTATGCAGAACGGCTGATGTTGCCATAAGTGCCAGAGGCAGAAACGGCAGCAGGGAGTCCTGTGAATTGTTGCGTGTTAGTGCTGTTGGTGTACAAGGCTGTAGCCATTGCATCCATCATCACGTTTGTCGCATCGTTCATCCGAGCTTCAATCAATGGAATGATTGCAGCGTCTTGCTGAACTGCACCTTCCATACCGAGGAACGGCACGGGGGCAATCATCAGCTTCAGGTCAAATTCAGCA